TACAGAACGTTGAACACAAACACGGATCAAGGATAGGATCTAGCTACTTCACTTGGTGTGGAGTGCGGATCAGTTCTACGGAAAAAGGAAAGAGGATACGAACATGGCAGTGAATCTCGAGGCAATCAGGAAGCGCGTGCAGGAACTCAACGGACAGCGCAGAAACTCATCTGTGCAGCTCTGGAAGCCGGAAATCGGCGAGTACAAGGTACGTTGTGTTCCCTGGAAGTCGACTCCCGACGGAATGCCGTTTCTCGAGCGTAGGTTCTACTACCTCGGTGAAAACCCTCGCATTCTGGCACCGAGCCAATTCGGCAAGCCCGATCCGATCAACGACTTGATCCGGAAGCTCTACAGCTCCGGAAAGCCCGATGATCGTGAGCTTGCCAAGAAGCTACAGCCGAAGATGACGGCGTACATCCCGATCGTCGTTCGCGGTCAGGAAGACAAGGGCACGCAGGTTTGGAGCTTCAACAAGTTCATCTACCAGCGCCTTCTGGATTTCTTCACGAACAGCGAGATCAACCCGGATCTGGTCGACTACATCGATCCGCTCGAGGGTGTCGATCTGATCGTCACGATCAAGAAGTCCGGCAAGAAGTACAACGGCCGCGACGTCATGGACACGGTCATCGACCTCGGTCGCAAGCAGACCAAGCTGTCTCCTGACGCTGAGCTTGCCAAGAAGTGGCTCGATGGCGTTCCGAACCTCGACGACATGTACCAGCAGAAGTCGTCTGCCGAGATCGAGCAGGTCCTCAACACCTGGCTCTCTGGCGGAGCATCTGGTTCTGCTGATGAAGGAACTGCACGTGGTGCAGGAGCTCCCAAGGACGCGCTCGAGCAGCTCGTCGAAGACGTCAAGACGGAAGTCAAGGCGCCCGCGGCGAAGGCTGAAGAGCCCAAGGCTTCCACGAAGAAGGCTTCTGCCAAGAAAGCAGATGCTGATCTCGATGATGCAGCACCGGCTGCGAAGCAGACGCTCGACGATGCATTCGACGAGCTGATGGACGACGACGCTACGACCTGAAAGAGGATGACCCATGCTAAAACATGTCTTTCTCCTCGTTGAGGGAGAACTTGCTAACGATTGATGAACTCAATCGTGAATTTCCAATGTCTAAATGGGAAGTGGTTGCGGGTCACTGGCATACCACGTCTCAAGCAGGTGTTGGTGAGATCAAGGGATGGCAACTTCTTCTCAAGGAACTTACGTCTGTGACCATTGCGGTCACCGATTCGTAAGCCGACGACGCGAAGGGCAATGGCACTTCTGCAATCGTGACTGTTTGAACGCAGCACGTCGAAGCGGAGGTGTCATTGCTTTGTCTCGTCATCGTGAACACGCAAAGACGTGTTTGCAGTGTGGTGCAACTTTTGTGTGTATCTCACGATACAAAAAGAAGCAGTTCTGCAACGTAAAGTGTGCGAATGAAGCACGACGTAAGGGCGGTTTGATCGCTGCAAAAGTTGATGCAACGATGCTTGAACATCATGGTGTGAAACGTGTCTTTTGTGATGTTGAACGCATGAAAGACATCATGCAAGCACGACATGGCGTTGACAACGTGTCGCAAATTCCGGGTCTTCGAAAAGAGACATGGAAGAAGGCGCACGAAACCAAGAAACGAAATGGAACCTACAAGACGTCGAAGATTGAACGTGAAGTCTTCAAGGCTCTTGAAAATGAAGGTTGTGCGGTGCTAGCACAACATGTCGTTCTGGGAAAGCCCATTGACATCATGATCGTGGAAGACAAGATCCATGTACAAGTTGATGGACGTTACTGGCACGGCCTAGACAGACCCATCGAGGAAATCAAAGCGTCGACCTATCCTCGAGATCGTTCAATTGCAGAACGTTGGGAGGCAGATCGACGCCAGGATGAACAGTTTGCAGAACGTGGATTGAGATTGGTTCGGATCACCGACCATGAGGCACGAGAATGGCTAAGAAGCAAGCAGAAGTTTCTACCGCTCCTAAAGCAAAGAGCAACGCTCCCGACGAGGTCGATGACCTCACAGCGCTCCTGATAAAGGATATCAACAAAGAATTTGGGATGCGTGTTGCGTACAATCTGAGCGAGACCGAAGCTCCAACTGTCGTCAAGCGATGGTTGAACACCGGTTCGATTCAGCTGAACTACGCAATCAGAAATGCAGCTGGAGGTGGCTATCCCGAAGGCCGTCTCATCGAGATCATGGGTCCGCCGTCGATCGGCAAGTCCCACCTAGCGTACCACGCCGCAGCTGAAGTTCAGGCGTTGGGAGGAATCGTTGTCTACGTTGACACCGAGAACGCAACGCCTGTCGACAAGCTCCAGCACATGGGGATCAACATCCGCAAGGGTTTCATCTACTGTGACACTCACTGCACTGAAGAAGTCTTCCAGATCATCGAATCGTTGATCTTGAAGGCAAAGGGTGCAATCGAGAAAGGAAAGGATCGACCCTTCCTCGTCATTTGGGACTCAGTCGCAGCATCTTCTCCCAAGGCTGAACTCGAGGGAGACTATGACAAGGACACGATCGGTCTGCAGGCCCGAGTCATCAGCAAGGGCATGCGCAAGATCACCGGCGTCATCGGTCAGAACAACGTCACGTTGCTCTGTTTGAACCAACTTCGTACGGCGATCGGCGTCACTCACGGTGACCCTGACATCGCTCCCGGAGGCAAGTCAATCCCGTACCACGCTTCGATTCGTCTGAAGCTGACGTCAGGAACGCAGGTCAAGGATGCCAAAGGCAACGTCATCGGCATCCACGTCATCATGACGATCAAGAAGAACAAGGTCGCGCCTCCGTTCAGGAAGTACGAGTTTGACATCATCTTCGGCAAAGGTATCGTTGAACACGAGTACATCTTTGACAATGTCAGAGCGTACTGTGATGTTAACAAAGTGCTTCTTGATTACACCGACGCGAAGGGAAATGTTGCGAAGGTCAACGTCAACATCTCTGGCACCGGCGCATGGCGTCTGTTGGCAATCACGGATGAATCAACTGGTGAAGTTCTGATCGAAAAGAAATTCTACAAGAGCGAATTCGATGAGATCATGAAGGACCCGGTCTACAAGCCGTTCGTCGACAAGGCGATTGATGCCACGTATACCACGATCTTGGGTGAAAAGGCTGACAACGGTCACGGCGATTCACCTGAATCTGACGAAGAAGGCGACGCATGAAGAAAATCGTCGTCAAGGTCGTCAATACGTCAGATGTCGAACTGCCCGTGTATCAGACACAAGGTTCTGCGGGCTGTGACATTCGTTCTTCGAAGGACGTCGAAATTGCTCCGGGAGAGAAGGTCCTAGTCCCAACAGGATTGCAACTGGAAATTCCTGAGGGCTTCGAGTGTCAGATCAGGCCTCGCTCGAGCCTGGCACTGAAACACGGGATCATCGTCTTCAACTCACCGTCAACGATCGATTCTGACTACCGCGGTGAGATCGGCGTCCTGCTGATCAACGCCGGGAGGTCGACGTTCACTCTCTACAAAGGCGATAGGATCGCGCAGCTCGTGTTCGCGCCTGTGACTGTCGCAAAGTTCGAACTTGTTGAAAAGCTTAGCAATTCAGACAGGGGGACGGGCGGCTGGGGCTCGACTGGTGTAAGATAGACGAATGAAGAACGCAAGGGAATTCTTAGATCTGTGTCATCGACGATTTCCGTCGCCTCGCAAGGATCAACGTCACAACTTGACGCTTGAAGGCGATACGCTGGTGTTGACACTCATGTTGGGTGACACATATCAGCGATTCAACCTTGACGCAGAGGATCTTAACAAGGCGCCCGGGCATCTTCTTGCTGAGTTGATTGCAGTCGCAAAGCCGGCGAAGAAGGCTGCAAAGCCAAAAACGCCGCCTGACTCGATCGCTTAACGAGTGTCGAACTTGCCGGGACGCTTCGTCTTCTCCGCGTCGTCTTCAGCAGGCTTCTGCTTTTTCGGTCCGACAGTCTTCGTCACAGACGCGTCGTCCTGAGGCTGTTGAACCTTTGCAGTCTTATCGTAAGGACTGACAAGCGTACCACCTGGTGCGTGCTTCGGTTCAGAACCGAGGCCCGGCTTTGTGGGTGGCCTCTGGCGTCCGCCCGGTGCAGTGACAGTCTTGTCAAGTGCACCCACGCCCGCAGTCTTTGCCTTAGGCTGTTGCGAGCTCTTCGAGTAGTGAGCTGCCCAAACTTCATGTGTGAAACCGTAGTCGAGCAGGACGAGTCGACCGTCAGGCGTCTTCCCCCAGTGTCCGAGCACGTCTTCGGAAGGGGCGCGACTGTGATCTTGCTGGGCGATGTCACCACGCATCATGTTGTTCTTCAACGCGGTGTCGACGACTGACTTGACGAACTTGGGATCGTTGGGTTCGCTGGCCTTATTCTTCATCCCGCGGTTGACAGCATCGCAGAACGAGCGCCAGTCAGTGCCAGACAACTGTTCGAACTCATTGACGTCAGTTAGAGGCTTCACGAGGTCAGACACCAGCCACTGAAACTTGGGATCGTAAGAGTAAACCTTCGCGACGACCTGTTGCGACTGCGGGTTCGTGTACACGTCCATTTCAGCCTGGTTCTGTGCGATGCCCTTTTCGTTGAGGGCGACCTTCAACACGTACTTTCCGCTGAGCAGAAATGCCTTCCGCGAACTGCCCACGCCGAGCGTCTCGAGGAAAGATCCGGCGTAATCCAACATGATGTGGATGCTATCGAGCGACTTGAACTTGTTCAGATTGAACTTGTCGCCGAACTTACCCTTGCCACCCTTTTCGGTGCGGATCTTTTCGACCATCAGTGTGATCCACTCTCGCAAGAGGTGACTGCTCATGTGGTAAGTAGGCGCATGTACTGCACTGGTTGATCGGAGTAACCTTACAGTATGTCAGAAGTGCGTCCCGTACTCATCGTAGACGCGATGAACCTTTTCGTTCGTAGCTACTGTGCTTATCCGACAATGTCGGCGCACGGTTATCAGATGGGCGGTTGCGTCGGATTCTTGAAGACCCTTCGTAGGATCGTGACAGAAGTTCAGCCTTCTGCTGTCTACGTCTGTTGGGAAGGCGGAGGCTCGAGCAGAAGACGAGCGCTATTAGGGACATACAAACTCAATCGAGCGCCCGGAAAGCTCAATCGTTTCTACGAGGACGACATTCCTGACTCAGAAGAAAATAGGAAGCATCAGACGCTCTCATTGTTGGCATTTCTCAAGTGTATGCCCGTGTGTCAGTTGTATGCTTCTGACTGTGAGGGTGACGATCTTGTAGCCTACCTATGCTGCTCACCGATGCGGAATGTCGACAAGGTCATCGTGTCATCTGACAAGGATCTTTACCAGCTCCTTGATGACAAAACGAAGATGTATAGCTTGCACAAGAAGACGTTCGTCACTCCGCAGACAGTCATGGATGAGTTCAGGGTGAAGGCGAAACACTTCGCCCTTGCAAAGGCACTGTGTGGCGATCCGGGCGACAACGTTCCGGGCGTCAAGGGCGTGGGGTTCAAGACTGTCTCGCGTCTGTTCCCGTTCTTGGGCCTGGACGACGATGTGCTTCTGCAGGACGTCCTCGACTACGCACACAGCCATGAAGAAGAGTCGCGGATCTATAAGAGGATCGTAGAAGCGACAGATGATGTCCGTCGGAACTGGGACCTCGTATACTTGGACGGCAGCATGATACCCGCCAACCAACAGCACGCAAATGACCAGCGGATCAAGGCTTTCGTGCCGAAAGTGAACCGCGTGGGAATGGTCAAGTTGCTCGTGAAAGAAGGAATCGGAGACTTTGACGTGGGAGACTTCTTCTACGCATTCAACACGATCGATGGCATCAAGTACGTGACAGATGAATGATTTCTTCGTATACGAAGATTGGACGCTCGAATCCCAGCCGCGATGTTTTTACGTCGGCAAGGGCAAGCGAAATCGTGTTAGCGGACGCAAGCGAAACAAACACCACACGAACATCATGAACAAACACGGTTTAGATCGTCGCGTTGTTATGGGTCCTGTGACGAACATAGAGGCTTGTCGGCTCGAGAGATCTCTGATCGCTGAACGAAGGACATACGTTCATGCAATCAACTATGTTTTTGGTGCGAATTACACTGAAGGTGGAGAGGGTAGGATCGGACCCTTGTCTGAAAAACAAAAACGTCAGATTGGCGTTCGAGCAAGTCGAGAAAATCTCTCAGATGAAACGCTTGAAAAGATGCGTAATTCTCATCTGGGACGACGTCAAACAGAAGACACGAAACGCAAGATTAGCGTTGCTATGAAAGGGAACCGCACTAGCGATATCGCAAAACGCTTGTGGCAGGATCCTGAATTTCGTGCGAAAATGCTTCAAGCACGAAAAACGACCCAACAGAACGGAGACACTTGATGAGTGAGGCACAGGCAGCGATCGCGGCGGCGCAAAAGGCGACGTTCGGACAGTACGGAAAGTCCTTCCAGGAGAAGGTGGTGCAGGCTCTGTTGGGTGATCGGCAGTGGGCCGAGCAGGTCATGGAAGTGTTCGACACTTCTTACCTCGAGCTCCGGTACCTGCAATTCCTTTCGGATCGATACTTCGGTCACGCAAAGAAATACAAGGTCTTCCCGACGTTGCAGCTGCTTGTCACCATCATCCGTGACGAGCTGAAGATTGGCACCGATGCCATTCTGCGCGACCAGATCATCGAGTATCTCACTCGTATGCGTGCAAATCCGGATCCGGGCGACCTGCAGTACGTCAAGGACAAGACGCTTGACTTCTGCCGCAAGCAGGCTCTGAAGCAGGAGCTGACGTCTGCAGTCGACAAGATGCAGAGCGGCAAGTACGAGGAGATCGTCGAAGGAATCAAGCGAGCCGTTGTCGTCGGAACGACGCCCAACATCGGTCACGAATTCTTCACCGACTACGAGAGTCGCTTCACCCGTCTTCAGCGGAATGCAATTTCGACTGGAATGGACGAACTCGATCGCAAGGACATCCTCAACGGTGGACTCGGCGGTGGAGAAATCGGAGTCATCGTCGCACCAACTGGTGTCGGCAAGAGCCACTTCCTCATCATGCTCGGTGCCAACGCGCTTCGGAATGGCGTCGACGTTCTGCACTACACGATGGAACTGACGGAAGCCGCGGTCGGTCTGCGCTACGACAGCAACCTCTGCGACATGGACTCGAACCTTGTCATCGACAACAAGGACAAGTGCATCGAAGCATACAAGTCGAACAAGATGGGTCGACTGATCATCAAGGAGTTCCCGACAAACACTGCAACGATCTACACGTTGCGTGCTCACATCGAGCGGCTCGACATCAAGGGCTTCAAGCCCGGTCTCATCATCATCGACTACGCAGACATCATGCGCTCAACGAGGCAATACGACTCGCTACGCCATGAGCTCAAGCTCATCTACGAAGAGCTTCGAAGCTTTGCGATGGAGAAGAAGATTCCCATCTGGACGGCGTCGCAGTCCAACAAGGAAGGCTCTTCTGCGGAAGTCGTTGACCTCAGCAACATGAGTGAGGCATACGGCAAGGCCATGGTGGCCGACGTGGTGCTCAGCATCTCACGAAAGTCACATGAAAAATCTTCTGGACACGGAAGGTTGTATGTTGCCAAGAACCGCGCAGGAAGAGACGGGCTTGTCTATCCGATCCTGATCGACACGGCACGCAGCAAGTTCGCAATCGCAGGCAAGGCCGGCGGCATCGAAGACGCAGCGTCTGAGGATGAGGACCAGATGAAGAAAGCTCTACGCAACAAGTGGCGAGAGCTCAAGAACGAACCCTTTCTTGCAAAGCCCCCAGCGGGTGAAGCACCGTCCGAGTGACGGAATAGTTATGGGTTGCTCAGCGTGATACGAGCCCCCAGCGCCAGCTCGACCACTGAATTGCTACCTGGGATCCCAGGAGAGAGTGATTGGATGAAGTCGTATTCTTACGATGAGGCACGTAGTGCTTCTGTTGCATACTTTAGTGGAGACGAACTAGCAGCGGACGTTTTTGCGGGCAAGTACGCCCTGCAAGATCTGAAGGGCAAGATCTATGAGTTGACGCCGGCAGACATGCATCGGCGTTTGGCGAAGGAATTCGCCCGCATGGAATCGAAGTACCCGAATCCACTTAGCGAAGACGAGATCTACGACTATCTGCAGGACTGGCGCATCGTTGCGCAGGGCGGTCCGATGTCGGCGATCGGCAACAAGTTCCAAGTCCAGTCGTTAAGCAATTGTTTCGTCGTTGAATCACCCTACGATTCATACGGCGGCATCATGAAGACTGATCAGGAAGAAGTCCAGATCATGAAGCGCCGCGGCGGCGTGGGCTTCGACGTCTCAACGATCCGTCCTCGTGGACTTCCTGCCGCAAACGCGGCAAGGACCACTGACGGCATTGCTGTCTTCATGGAACGCTACAGCAACACCTGCCGCGAGGTCGCTCAAGGCGGTCGTCGTGGTGCGTTGATGCTGACGATCAGCGTCCATCACCCAGAAGTTCTCACGTTCGCGAACATCAAGCGCGATCGTAAGAAGGTCACCGGCGCCAACGTGTCAGTTCGCATGTCGAACGAGTTCATGGAGGCCGTGAAGAAGGGTGAGAAGTACCAACAGCGCTTTCCAGTCGATGCTGGTTCCAAACTACTCGTAGAACAGTGGGTGGACGCCAGAGAAGTCTGGAACAACATCGTCGCTGCTACACGTGACTGCTCTGAACCGGGCATGCTTTTCTGGGACACCGTCACGTCGATGGGTCCTGCAGAGGCATACACGAAGTTCGGCTACGGCTCCATCAGCACTAACCCATGTGGAGAGATCACGCTATCGGCGTACGACAGCTGCAGGTTGATGTTCATGAACCTGTGGAAGTTCGTCAAGGACCCGTTCACGGCAAATGCATCGTTCGACTTCGAGGGCTTTGCAAAGGCGACCGTCGTTGCTCAACGCTTGATGGACGACCTCGTTGACCTCGAACTCGAGGCAATCAACACCATCCTCACGAAGATCAAGAACGACCCTGAACCTGATGACGTCAAGCGTGTCGAACTCGAGCTCTGGCTGAAGATCAAGAACGCAGCGTCAAATGGACGTCGCACCGGTCTCGGCATCACCGCACTCGGCGACGCAATCGCAGGCGTAAACCTGCGCTATGGCAGCGACGAATCCGTCTCGTTGACTGATCGCATCTACCGGCAACTCGCGCTGTCGTCGTATCGTTCGTCTGTTGACATGGCACGTGAACGTGGTGCGTTCCCGATCTATTCACATGACGTGGAGTGCGAGCACCCGTTCATCCGTCGCATCATGGACGAGGACGCGGACCTTGCACGTGACTACGCAGTCTACGGTCGTCGCAACATCGCGAACACAACGACTGCACCGGTCGGAAGCGGATCGATCGTTGTCCAGACGACCTCGGGTTGCGAACCCGTCCTCTTCGTGAGAAGCCGTCGGAAGCGCAAGATCACGGCAGCTGACAAGCAGGCACGTGTCGATGAAACTGACGCATTGGGTGACCAGTGGCAGTACTACGACCTCGTCCATCCGGGTGCTCTGAAGTGGATGGAAGTCACCGGTGAGACTGACCTTACCAAATCGCCATACCACGGTGCGACCGTTGAAGAAGTCGACTACATCAAGAAGATCGACATTCAAGCCGCAGCACAGAAGTGGATCTGTCACAGCATCAGCAACACGACAAACATGCCGAAGGACGTCAGCGTCGACAGCGTGGACAAGCTGTGCTGGCATGCATGGGAGACCCAATGCAAGGGCGTGACGATCTACCGCATCGGAAGCCGCGATGCAGTCATCGTCAACGAAGATTCACCGTTGCCGGATGGACAGCCACTGGTCATCGTTGAGACTCACGCGCCGAAGCGACCCAAGGACCTCGAATGCGAAGTTCACCGCGTCAGCATCAAGGGTGAGCAGTACCTCGTCCTCGTCGGTCTGCTCAACGGACGACCGTACGAGATCTTTGCAGGCCTCAGCGAACAGGTCGAGATCCCACGCAAGACGAAGAAGGCTGTGTTGATCAAGAACGGAAAGAAGGACGGCGTCGCGACGTACAACCTTCGCATCCCGATCGGCGATGATGACGCGATCACGATCAAGGATGTCGTGTCGATGTTCGACAACCCAGAACACGGTGCGTTGACGCGCATTATGTCGATGTCTTTGCGTCACGGTGTGCCAATTCAGTACGCTGTCGAACAGCTCAAGAAGGACAAGCACAGTGATGTCGCGAGCTTCTCAGGAGTGATCGCCCGTGTTCTCAAAGGCTACATCCAGGACGGAATTGCAGTGACTTCTGAGAAGACGTGCCCTGAGTGCCGCGGAGCCACGCTCGTGTACCAACAGGGATGCGTCGAGTGCCGCGGCGGGACAATGCCCGACGGCAAGGCATGCACCTGGTCAAAATGTTGAACTGGTGATAATTATCGTCTAGGAGCACGGGCATGAAGATGACTATTCGAAATCTCAAGCGCATCATTGTTGAAGCATTCAATGATGTCGCAACGTCAAAGGAACATGATCCGGGCTATTGGGGGATTGAGGACAATGATGAGTCTCGCGTTGCCCTTCGAAGTTTTCTTGAGCAGCACTTAAATTTGGTGCAGATGGGCCCTAATGAAGGCAAGGGCACGGAAGCTGAATACGTCATGTTTGTTGATGACATGGAAGGGATGGGCGTCCGGGATGCATTATCAACTGGAGACATTGGTCTGGCGAATCAGCTCACTCGTGAGATCATGAAGATGTATCCACCGGACGGTTACGATCCGTTTGCGAATGACTATCGAGGTACTGATCCAACACGCGGGCCAGGACGAGGAAATTGACATGAGCTTTAGCAAGCGACAGGCAGAAGCTGTCAACCAGATCATCCAGGATGAAGTTCAGAACGCTTTGAAAGGTCGATCGATGGTCGCTGAGTACCAGCGTCGGGCCAAGCTGTTCGAAGAGGCTGCCGGCAGGCAGGTCGAAGAGGCCACAATGTTGCTGTCCGAGGCTCGCGAGTTGCTGGAAGGCGACCCCAAGCTGCACAAGATTGCGGAAGACGTCTTCGAGACGGCGTACTCTTTCATGGGGCAGCTCGACGATGTGATGACCACCGGCGACGAATCACCGGACACGCAACGTGGTGGCGGCTACCCAGGCGGAGGCGGCGAGGACGTCGACCTACCGCCGATGCACCCACGCGGGCGGTGAGCCTGTGAGGACGACGGTCGGCCAGCTACGGCGCCTCATCAACGAGGAGTACCTGCACGGCGTGCCAGAATGGCAGCTGCGTAAGGACACGACTGACTTCGTCAACGTGATCCGCGACAGGATCAAGCGTTTCATCCTGCTCAACAAGAGCGAGAACGGTTCTGATCAACGTGAAGCGATCGCCGCGATGAACAGCGTCTGCGATGATATGGAAGACAAGGTCTATGACCTGCTCGAGAACGAGCTCTTTGAGTTCACGCGCCGAGTGTGAGTAGAACAAAAGATAGTCTGAGTAGTACAGTCGGTCGCATGGAGCATCACTACGTCGACTGCCAGTGCAGCGACTTTAACCACGTCATCCGCTTCGTCTTGGACGAAAAGGACGGTGAATTGTGGCTCGAGGTCCGCATGAATCACTGGGAACCATGGTATAAGCGCGTTTGGAATGCCGTCAAGTACGTGTTCAAAAAGGACGTCGCTTACGGGCACTACGACGTGACGATGCTTCGGGTCGAAGACCTGGTCAAGCTACACAGGCTGTTTGATCGCTCGAGCATGCTGCAACAGACACACGGTACGGCACAAGAAAAACCCCTGTTGAAAGGATGATGAGGCCATGGCATATGCAGCAAAGATTCTCCGAGACAGCCTGAGTCACGACCAGGTGCGCCTGACGACCATGGAGGTGACCTTCCCGAGGATCGTCCTCGCGGAGTTCAACACTCATCGCGTGTTCTCACGGAACAGTGCCTCAAGCCGCGCAATCCCGGTCGAGAAGATGCTCGCTCGCGTTGAGGATGACCCGTTCATCCCGATCTACTGGGGGAAGAACCAGAAAGGAATGCAGGCCGAACGCGAACTCAACGAGGGTGAGAAGTTGCTCGCGCTATGTGAGTGGATCGAGGCGCGAGATCTCGCGGTCGAGAACGTCAAGCGATTGCTCGACATCGGCGTTCACAAGCAGATCACAAATCGCCTTCTCGAGCCCTTCCTCTGGCACACCGTCATCGTCACTGCGACTGAGTGGGACAACTTCTGGGCCTTGCGTTGTAACAAGGACGCACAGCCTGAGATCAAGCGAATCGCAGACATGATGCGTGAGCTGTACGTCAATTCCAAACCGTCGCCTGCAGGCGACTGTGACTGGCATCTGCCTCTCGTTGACGACTTCTACACGTTGAAGATGGCAGGATTCACCATGGCAGAGATCGTCAAGATCTGTGTTGGTCGTTGTACCCGGGTCTCGTACCTGACTCACGATGGCACGCGCGATCCCAAGGCTGACATCGAGCTGTGTCAGCGACTGCTGAAATCGGGACACATGAGCCCATTCGAACACGCGGCCAGGCCGATGACTCGGGAAGATGCAAGTGAGCTAGCATACAAGCCACTCACTGGTTGTGCAGCGATCCCGCTGGCGGCTAGTCCAAAGACGTCGTTCTGTGGGAACTTCCGAGGGTGGGTTCAGGCACGTAAGGAGATCACAAACGAGGACAACTTTGCGAAGGTTCTTGCCTAGGCGTCCTCGCCGCTGACGCGGTTAGCCTTCGCATGTTCGTTGATCGCCTGACGTCTTTCAGGATGTGCTAGCGACGTCGCTGCGTCAGACTCGACGTTCGGGTTCCACGCCTTGAAGTTGTCGCCATGGCCGACGAACAGGTGACACGCATTTGGCCCCATGCACAGTGAGATCAGGTTGTTTGGATCGAGCTCGAGTTCCGGGAACAGGTGAAATGGATGCTTGTGATGCACTTGGATCTTGCTTGAAGCACCACACGCCGCGCAGGTCGGATGTGACTCACGAAAGGTCTTTTCGACTTTGGGCCATTGTGATGATCGTTTTCCTCCTGTTGACATGTCTCGGGCTGCACTGCGAACTTGATTGACGACGCGCTTGAGTAACATTAGCATGATCAAAATATTCCTTACAAAATTCTTTTGATGTTAGTTTTGTCAGGTCCTTCGAAATAGAGTACAGTTACCCGTGGTATGAATGTGTGTGAGTACTGCGGAGAGCGAAAGGCGAAGAAACGATTCTGTAATCGTTCATGTTCAAATGCCTGGCAACACGCAAATGGAGTACGTCGCACCTACGTCAATGACAAGACAACGTGGGACTGGTGGGTTCAGAAACACGGCATAGAGGAAGCCCTTCAATTGAAGGAACATCATCGTCAAGCGACTTCGATTGCAACGATGGGGGAGAACAATCCGATGTATGGTCGACACGATCATGTGCATGGGTTAATTCGTGAAAGTCAGCGACGCAAAGGATTAACGATTGATCAAATACATGGTGAAGTAGAGGCACAGAGAATTCGTGCCATCATCAAAGCTAGCTCAACAGGTGTTAACAATCCTGCATATGGAAAAGTGTATGATCGTGGTGGAAGATCACGAATTCAAGGCGTTTATCGTGGGATTAGATTCAGAAGTTCATATGAGCTGTCATGGCTCGTCGATGTCTTATCGCGGGGAATTAATGTCACTGTTCCTCAACGAGTGAGGTATGTGATAAATGGAAGGCAACGTACGTACTTGCCCGATTTTCAAGTAGGAAATCAAGTCATTGAGATCAAGCCTTCTGCGTTGGTGACACACCTCACGAATGTTCTCAAATTCGAGGCAGCTCAATGTTTCTGTACGTTACATGGTCTTGAGTATAGGGTTTTAACTGAACGGGATCTGAAGTTGTTGACGCTCGAACAGATCGCAGTTATGACTGACATAGAGTGGAACAAAGGAGCGAGAGAATACATCAATGAGCAAGTGTAAAATTGTTGTGTGTGAAGGGGCGGATAAAACAGGCAAGGAAACGCAGTCAAAATTGCTGCAACAGGCGTTGACAGCACACGGTTATCGCGCGATCCGCGTGGAGGTGCCGTCCAAGGCGTGTCCGCGGACCCACAAGCTGATCTACAAGATGCTCCACAATGGGTGGGCCAAGCGGGTCCCCAACGTCTTCCAGTTCGTCCAGTTCCTCAACAAGTGGCTGTTCCAGGTCAACGTCCTGCCGGGCCTATTGAAGAACACTGACGTCGTCATCTTCGACCGGTGGAGCCTTTCGGCCGTGGTCTACGGTGGCGCTACGGGCGTCAATGAATCGCTCAACATGTGGTTGTACCGTCGCCTCAAGAAGGCAGACGTCACGTTGGTCTTCCACGGAAGGTCGTTCAGGCGCAGCTCCACGGTCGATGACTCGTACGAAAAGGACGACGCACTTCAGGCTCGCGTGAAGGACGCCTACATCGAGTGGGCAGTCGCACATGCAGACGATCACATCCTCGTAAAGAACGACAGAAGCGTCTCTGACATTCACAGCAGCATCATGCTTGATCTCGCTGCATCGGACATCCTGTGAAGGCGCAAGTCATCATCGCTGATCCTCCTTGGGGCTTTGATGATGGTCTCAAGAAGATGAAACGTAAGGTGAAGCGTTCGGCAGCTTCACAGTACAGGACGATGACACCTGCACAGGTCG